TTAGACCATTTGCTCCGTCAATTCTTAAAGAATATGTTAAGGATTGGTTTGTTAGAGATGTTGATAGTCCTTACATGTCATTTGTAATAAAATTTAAAGATGAGATGAAATCTAAGGTTGCCGCAGTATGTCATTATGATGGTACGGGTAGATTACAAACTGTTACTGAAAACAATAATAAATGGTATTATAATTTTATAAAACTATGGTATAATAAAACTAACGTTCCAATATTACTTAACACTAGTTTTAATGATAGAGAACCTATAGTTGAAACACCTGAAAATGCAATAAATTGTTTTCTCGGCACGAATATCGATTATCTATATTTCTATGATTATGGGATATTAATTAAAAAAAATAAATAATGAATAAAGATTATAAAAGTATTGGGGAAGATGTTTTTATCCACGACACAGCGATAATTAAACGCCCACATAAATGTGATATAGGGTCCCACAATGCCATTGATAATTGGGTAACAATTTCAACCTCAATGAAAATGAAAGATTATATCCATATAGCACCAAATGTAACTATAATAGGTGGTGTTGAATCATTCTTAATTCTTGAAGATTTTAGTTTTATAGGGGCTGGAAGTAAAATAGTATGTGGTAGTGAAGATTTTACTGGCAAAGGATTAATTGGACCAACAATACCTAAAGAACTTAGAGTTATCACCTATTCAACTATAACAATAGAAAGATTTGCTGGTTGTGGAGTTAATTGTACTATTATGCCAGGTGTCAGAATGGCTGAAGGTTCCGTATTAGGAGCAAATTCTTTATTAACTAAAGATACTGAACCTTGGACAATTTATGTGGGTAGCCCAGCTAAACCAGTAAAATTAAGAGAAAAAGATATTATACTTGAAAATGCTAAAAAATTAGGTTATGAGTTTTAATGTAATTGAAAATTTTGAGAATAAAATAGCTAAATTTTTCGGTTCTAAATATGCTATAGCTGTTGATTGTTGTACTCATGGAATTGAATTATGTTTAAGATATGAAAAATTTGAAAAAATTGAAGTACCAAAACGTACATATATATCGATACCTTTTTTGGCCAACAAATTAAATATTGATTTAGCGTGGAAAGATGAAAATTGGGAAGATTATTATTATTTAACTAAAAATATAATTGATGCCGCTGTACTTTGGAAAAAAGATTCATATATTGACTCTACATTTATGTGTGTAAGCTTTCAATTTAGAAAACATTTAAGTTTAGGTAGGGGTGGGATAATTTTAACCAACGATAAAAGAGCTGCCGAAACTCTTAAAAAAATGTCATATGATGGTAGATTACCTGATGTTCCTTGGAGGGAGCAAAATATTGACATTATGGGTTATCATTATTATATGACACCAGAAACTGCACAAAATGGATTAAATAAATTAGATGAAGCAATTAGAACATCACCCAAAAAATGGGTTATTAATGATTGGCCAGATTTAACAGAAATGAAAATTTTTAAAAAATGAAAACAGCATTTATAACAGGCATTAATGGGCAAGATGGTTCTTATCTTAGCGAATACTTACTATCTTTGGGTTATAAAGTTCATGGAATGGTTAGAAGAAATTCTACATCAGAGAATCAATCAGCTAGGTTGGTTAAGGCGTTTGAATCAATCCCTAGAATTGAAACTCATTATGGAGACTTATTAGACCAGACATCTATAGAAAGGTTACTAACTGAAATTATGCCAGATGAAATTTATAATATTGCTGCTCAAAGTCATGTTAGAGTTAGTTTTGATATCCCACAATTTACTGTACAAACAAACGCAGTTGGAGTTATAAATATATTAGAGGCTTATAAAAGAATTTGCCCTAATGCTAAATTTTATCAAGCATCATCTTCGGAAATGTTTGGTTTAACCGTTGAGGATGACGGGTTCCAAAGAGAAAATACTATAATGAATCCAGTATCCCCATATGGATGCTCTAAAATATTTGGCTATAATATAGTTAGACATTATAGAAGAGCGTATGGATTACATGCAGTTAATGGTATCCTATTTAATCATGAATCCCCTAGAAGAGGTAGTAATTTCGTAACAAATAAAGTTGTTAAAGCTGCCTGTAAAATAAAATTAGGTTTACAAGACAAATTAGAATTAGGTAATATGGATTCATATAGGGATTGGGGTCATTCTAAAGATTATGTTAGGGCAATGCATATGATTATGAATGCTGAAAAACCAGATGATTATGTAGTTTCTACAATGGAAACCCATTCGGTTAGAGAGATGTGTGATATTGTTTTTTCTTATTTAGATATGGATTATAAAAATTACGTAGTTCAAAACCCTAAATTTTTAAGACCAGAAGAATTACCTTATTTAAAGGGAGATTCTACAAAAATTAGAGAAAATCTGGGATGGAAACCGACATACACATTTGAATCGATGTTACATGAAATGGTAGACCATTGGATGGATATTTTAAATAAAAAAGAATCACTTAGATAATGAGAATAATAATCCCTACTTGTGATAAATATCTTAAATTAATTCAAGCAAATAAATTTACCATGGATAAATTCGGTGGTAAAGATTTAGACGTAACAGTACTCGGTTTTAAACAACCAACATTTGATATGGGTTCTTGGAAATTTATAAGCTTAGGGGTTGATACAGGACCGCAATCTTTTACCAATGACATATATAAATTTTTTAAAGACTTCAAAGATGAATATTTTATATATGGTAGTGATGACGTAGTAACGTTGGATGAGATTAATTTAGATTTGATAGAAGAATTTAAAACAGTAATGGATGAAAATAAAGATGTGGTTAATATTAAAATGACACCATACTGTAAAGATTATTATAAAGGTGGTCATTATACTGATAATTTGATTAAAACAAGGCAAGATGCCGATTACAGATTATCTATTTCGTATGGTATGTGGAGAACATCATATTTTATGAAACATTTTGAATTAGGTTTAAGTCCTTGGCAATGGGAATTAAGGGATGTGGCGAAAAATGATGGTAAGATAATACTTGGGACAAAACATAAACATGTGATGGATTTGGGTCACTTATATAGAGTGGGGGGTAAATTAAGACCAACATGGTACATATCCGAAATCACAGGGAAAAGATTATCAAATGAGGATGTAGAATATTTAAGAAAATTTGTGGAATGATGAATATATTAGTCACATACGGAACCAGACCCGAATATATAAAAATTAAACCATTGATTGAGGAAATGAAAATGAATTTAATTCCACATAAAATATTATTCACTGGTCAACATGAAGATATAGCACCTAAAAATGCTAATTATGTTTGGAGAATGCTTGAATCTGAAGATGAAAATAGATTAAATGCTATTTTAAAGAATTGTTTATCAATTCCTGAATATGTGTTTGATGGTGTAACTCACATTCTAGTTCAAGGAGACACAACTTCAGTTCTTGGGTTAGCAATTTCAGCAATGAATAGACAGATTAAAATTATACATTTAGAAGCTGGTTTAAGAACTTATGATAAGTTAAATCCATTTCCTGAAGAAAATAATAGGAGAATGGTCTCAACTATAACTGATATTCATTTTTGTCCAACAGAACAAAGTAAAATTAATTTAGCCAAAGAAAATATACATAAAAAAGTGTTTGTAGTTGGTAATACTGTTTTAGATAATCTAATACATTATAAAGAAATATGTCAATATGAAAACATTGTTTTAGTTACAATGCATAGGCGTGAGAATCATCATAATATTGCGAATTGGTTTAGAGAAATTAATGACTTAGCTGGGGAACATCCAGAATTAAGTTTTATAATTCCAATTCACCCAAATCCAAAGGTTCAAAAATATAGACATTTATTAACAAATCTAACGGTAACTAACCCTTTACCACACGATAATTTAATGAAGTTGTTAATTAAATCTAAATTAGTTATTACTGATAGTGGAGGACTCCAAGAAGAGTGTTCTTTTTTTAATAAAAAATGTTTAGTTTGTAGAGAAACAACTGAAAGGCCAGAAGCTTTAGGTTTATCCAGTTTTTTAATTTCACATTATTCATCATTAAAAGATGCATTCAATGAACACATTAAAAATTATGAGATAGAAGAAGGTATTTGCCCATATGGTGATGGATTAGCTTCTAAATACATTTGTAATATTTTACTTAATAATGAATTATAAAGTTTTAGTTTTAGGTGATGGTTTATTAGGTTCCGAATTGGTTAAACAAACTGATTGGGATTTTGTCTCACGTAAGTGGGGTAATTTTGATATAAATAATTTACATTTAATTTCTAAAGGTTATAATGTAATAGTAAACTGTATCGCACATACAGACTCTTATTCAAAAGAACGTGACACTCATATGGATGTTAATGTTCGTTTTGTTAGAGATTTAATAAAATATTGTAATAAACACAATATTAAATTGATTCACATATCAAGTGATTTTGTATATGCTAATAATAACTTTTTTGCGAAGGAAGAAGATATTCCTAGGTGTGATAATTCATGGTATGCATATTCAAAAGTATTGGCAGATGAATTAATTATGTTAAATTCTAATGATTATTTAATATGTAGATGTAGTCATAAAGCAAAACCATTTCCCTATGAAAAAGCGTGGGGCAATTATTATACGAATGCAGATTACGTGGATGTCATTTCTGAGTTAATTATTAAATTAATCAATAAAGGTGCCATAGGAATAATAAATGTTGGTACGAAGGCTAAAACCATGTTGAATTTAGCTAAAGAAACTAAACCTAATATATTAGGAACGTTAAGACCACCATATGTACCAGAAAATGTTACAATGGATTTAAATAAATTAGAAAAATGGATATAACAACTTATCTAAAAAGAAAAATGGCAATGCTTTCATTAGCATTATCAAGAGTTGAGAAATCATCATTAAATCAAGCCTCAGACGCTTTAGGTAAAGAAGGTGCTTCAAATGAAACAATGGAACAAGGTTCTATGGCTGATAACATGTTAAAGGGTGTTCTCACAATGGAAGTTAAGGAAATGAGATGGAGGATGTATAAGGTATTGAATGCTGCGGATAGTCTTAAAACCAAAATCATTGGATATGATGAGGATAACTTACCAATAACTGAAACTACTGAACATGAGAAACAAATTCTTAGGAAGGTAAATGTTGATAAAGGTGACCCACATCCAGTTGAACTTGTGGTTAGTAATAATGAGGTCGTTAAATCAACTTCAGAGGCTTTTGGTAATGAAAAATTAAAAGTTCATACCGATGAAGAAATTGAAACTTTCGATGAAACTAATGAAATGTTTGATTTAATTAATGTAAGATATGAAACTAATGAATTTGGAGAAGATATTGAAGTGGAAATAGGAAAAGAAGATGGTAGAACGTTAGCTAAACTTAGTTTTGATGATATGGTAGCTAGTATGAAGAATGATAAAAATATCATGATACATAGAAGTATAAGGCCTAAATTTGAAATCGAACAATACTGTAATAAATTAGTTGTTAGAGATGTAGATGGTGAAACTAAATTACTAGAGTTCTATATCACGATGTACCCAGATGAATTCAATCGGAAAAGTAGGTTATTAATTAGTGAAATTAAGAAAATTAATAAAAATCCTAGGGCATCTGATATTTTAGACATCGAAAAAGTGGGGTTTATAACCAATAAAACAATTGGTGCTGCAAATGGAATGGAATATATTTATGAAGTTAAAAATTTCCATAAAGTGGTGGAATTCAATGGACACTACGTTTTAAAATTTATGGCGACACCAATTATAAATGGTAAATTTATGATGGAAGATTATCGCTTAGAAGATTTAGAAAAAAAATATAAAAATAAAGCACCTAAAAATTTGATTAAATAGTTTAATTTTTATTTTTTGTGATTATATTAAATGTGAGCTTATCAAACAGGCTCACATTTTTTTATGGCAAAAAGACAACAAAAAGCAACTACGACTAAAAGTGTTGCGATTAAAACTAGGTCAGTAAATCAAATACTACCTAGAAAAGTATCCTTAAAATGTAAAAACCCTAAACAAAAAGAATTTGCTAACTTAATTAGAAAAAAAGAAATCACTTTTTGTGCTGGTCCAGCTGGCGTTGGAAAATCTTATGTAGCTATTGCGGTAGCTTTACAATTACTACAAGACTCAAATAATTCTTATAATAAAATCTTAATCGTGAAACCAGCCATTGAGGCTGAAGAGAATCTAGGATTTTTACCAGGTGATTTAAAAGAAAAGATGGCACCTTATATGGCATCATCTATTGATATAGTGGATAAAATTATCGGTAAAGAGAATAGACTTCAATTAGAAGAGTCAGAAGAATTAATGGTGGAACCTTTAGGTTTCATAAGAGGGAAATCAATCGACAATTCAGTATTACTAATGGAAGAGGCACAAAACATGTCACCTTCTCAAATGAAAACGCTATTAACTAGAATTGGGTATAATTCTAAGTATGTTGTTTCTGGTGATATGGACCAATCTGATAAATATCGTGATAGCCGACAAAGTGGTTTATATGATGCTATGAATAGACATAATAATATTTCCGAAATAGGCTTCTTTGAATTTGATGAGAATGATATTGTTCGTAATCCTTTGATTACAAAAATCGTTAATAACTATAAAAGAGGTGATGATTTAAATGAAAAGGAATAATCTTCACTTTTTTATTTACTTTAAATTTAATTTATGTAAAATTATATTATGAGAATAGGAATAACATTAGATGAAGTGATAAGAGACTTTATTGGGCAATTAAAATATGTCTACACAAAATACTATGGTGAGAACATGGAAGGTGTAGATATAGAAGATTTTGATTTAGTTAAGTACTTTAAATTCGATAGTGAAAAAAAACTAAATGAATTTTTATACAGCGAATCTCCTATGGAGATTTTCGCACACGCAGACCAATTACACAATAATATTATCCCGAAACTTAATCGTTTTATTTCAGATATTAATGATTATGAAGAACATGAGATTATTATTTTAAGTCGAGATGCGCATAAGAGTAGACCATCAACATTATTCTTTCTTTCAAAGTTAGGGTTCACAGGTGATTCAATTAAATTCTTGAGTGATACCACTAAGATGTGGGATAATGTAGATTTATTGGTAACGGCAAATCCAATAGCATTGGAAAGTAAACCTGAAGGTAAAATTTCAGTTAAAATAAACGCCAGTTATAATAAAAAGATTGAGGCTGATTTTGAATTAGATACAATCTTGGAATTTATAGAAGACGAAAATAAATTTAATGAAATAATAAAGCATGATTGAAATATTCGGTGATTTATATTATATTGATTTTGAAGTATTAGATGACTTTTTAATCATAGATAAAAAAATTGGTAAAGATAAAATTGAAAAGTTAAAAAGTGTTACTGAAACATTAGACGCTAAAGGTAAAGTAATTTCAACAGAAATTATTACAAGTGATAATATCAAACAACTAGAAGTTAACGGTGTTAAGTTTGAAATCATCAGGAATTTTATTGAGGATTTAGGACAGGCATCTGAACTTAATTCAGAGGATTTTGATAGTGCATTAGGTTCTAGGAATTTAAAAAAAATGTCACTAAGATTTAAACTAGCATTCAACACGTTAGTTTTTTATAATATATTAAGAAAAGTTGATTAAAAATGGAAAATAAAGAAAAACAAGTTAAAGTAGTAGAGTTTATAGAGAAAATTGATAATAAAGATTTTGGGCTATACTTTTTTGTACTAGATACTAAAGGTAATGCAACCGCTGGTGTAGCAAACATATACCAACACGTTAAGGTCTTAAATGATTTAGGATTTAAAGCGTATATCATGCATGAGAAAAATGATTATCACGGTGTTGGTGAATGGTTAGGGGAGGAATATACAAAACTACCCCACGTTTCAATTGAGGCACAAAACCTAAATCTCACTGCAATTGATTATATTATAATTCCTGAGATTTTTGCTAATGTTATGGAACAAGTTAAAGAATTCAATTCTAAGAAAATTGTCATGTGCCAATCATATAGTTATATTTTAGAATTATTAGGAATTGGCAATAGATGGGATTTAAGTTTTGGTTTTAGGGATGTTATCACCACATCACAAAAACAAGTGGATTATATTAAAGATTTATTCCCAAATATTGATACACACATAGTGCCAATATCAATCCCAGATTATTTTAAACCAACTACTAAAATAAAAAAACCAATTATTTCTATTTTAACTAGAGACCAAAAGACGGCACTTAAAATTGTTAAGTCTTTTTATTTACAATTCCCAATGTATAAATGGATTACATTTAGAGAGCTTAGGGGTTTACCAAGAAAGACGTTTGCAGAAACGTTAGGTGAATCATGTTTAGCAGTTTGGGTTGATGATGAATCAAGTTTCGGTACTTTCCCATTAGAAGCTATTCAATGTGAAACACCAGTAATTGGTAAAATTCCAACTATGATTCCTGAATGGATGGAATCTGAAAATTCAACCCAACAACAAATTCAATTAAAAGATAATGGTGTTTGGACAAATAATGAATTAGCAATCCCTAATTTAATCTCAGAATTTATGAGAGTATGGTTGGAAGATAATGTACCACAAGGATTAATCGATGGTGCAAATTCTTCTAAGGGCCAATACACTGAAGAAAAGCAAAATAAAGTAATTGAAGATGTTTATACTCAATTAATTGCTAATAGAAGGTCAGAATTTGAAGCATTGTTAAAAATAAAAGAAGAAAAAGAAATTAAAAATGAGCAATAAAAAAGAAAAAACAGATATTACGGTAATAATCCCTATTTATGATATAGATGAGGGATTATTAATAAACGCCATAAAATCAATAGCTAGACAACGAGTAAAACCAGATTCAGTAATGTTTGTGGTTGGAGATAGAAAAGATGACCAAGATTTATTAACTAAAATAATAAATCAAGAAGATGGGTTAATCTTTGATATTGTCACTCATAAGTCTTCAACCGATTTTGCATCACAATTAAACATTGGAGTTAAAAATTGTAAAACCAAATGGTTTGTTTTCTTAGAACAAGATGATGAATTGGGTGATATTTGGATTAGTAATGTTATTAAGTATAAAGAAGCCTATCCAAATGTTCAAATTTTCTTACCTATGATTCTAGATGTTGACCCAGTTGGTAATTTTTTAGGGTTTACTAATGAAGCTGTATGGGCTTCACAATTCTCAGATGAAATGGGGGTTCTAGATAATGCTGCATTATTAAGATATCAAAATTTTAATATTGATGGTATGGCAATGTTAAAAGATGCTTATAAGGAATATGGTGGTATGAAAGAAAGTATAAAACTAAGTTTCATAAATGAATTCTTATTAAGATTCACATTTAAATCATGTAAAGTTATGGTTATTCCTAAATTAGGGTATAAACATATTAATAACAGGGAAGGTAGCCTATTTGACCAATACAAAAAAGAATTATCAATAGATGAATCTAGATGGTGGTTATCTTTAGCAAAAAAAGAATATTTTCATGTAAATGATAGAAATATTTCTTATGAAAAAATAGACAAATCTTAATGACTAAAAAAAGAGGACGAAAAAGAACAAATGGTTTATATTTCGGCCCCGAACAAGAAGCAGCTGTGGTTAGATTTTTAAATGAAGGTGATGAAATAGAAAGAAATCGAATTTATAATAAACATCTTAGACATGCCTTTAATATAATGATTGAGTCTATTATTAGACGTTATAAATTATATAGAAAAGACTACTCTTTTGAGAATTTACACAGCGATACTCTCTCTTATCTTATCCTTAAAGCAGATAAATTCAAACCAGAAAAAGGTAAAAGAGCGTTTTCTTATTATGGGACTATATGTAAACATTACATTTTAGGTTTATTAATCAAAGATGATAAATACATTAACCAAACTGTAGATTTCCAAAAATCTTTAGGTAAGGTACATGAAAAAGATGAGTATGTATACCATTTATCAGAAACCGATTATGGTTTAAGCGATTTAATTGATACTATGTGTGGGGAAATTCAAAACGAATTAGAGTTAGAAGGTATAGAGAAAAAGAAGATGACAGAAAATGAACGTAAAGTTGGTGAAGCGTTATTATATATCTTAGGTGATTGGGAAACTTTATTTGCAACTCTTAATAAGAGTTCCAAATTTAACAAGAATAGTATTCTTGGTACCATTAGAGAATATACTGGATTAGTAACTAAAGATATTAGAATTGCTATGAGAAGGTATAAAACCATATATGAACTAACCAAAACAGATAAAATTGATAAGGGCTACTTATAAACCCTTATCAATTTTCTTATTATAACTAAAACTCTATTTTTACCTATTTATTATAAAACATAAGTTATGCCAAGGAAAAAAAAACAATCAATAGAAATTAATAGTAATGATTCTTTACAAGGGTTATTACAAGAAGTTTATAATAATACGTGCACTCAAATTAATGACGCTCAAAAAGTAGTTAATGAAGTATCTGCTGGTTCAGACCCAGAAGATATTGATGATTGGGTAAAAGTAGCAAAAGCTAAAACTGATGCGCTAAAACTTAAAGATTCTGCAATCAAAACCAAATTAGATATTGGTAAACTACAAAATGAAATTATAAAACATAATGGTAGTATATCTTCAGCGATTAAAGAAAATCCAGAAGTTGTTAATAACCAAAGCTTTGCTAAAATTAGAGAATTGTTAAAAGAAAGAGACAATAAATAAAAATAAATGGATATTACTAAAGAAAAATCTGAAGTATTTGGTCAAATAGCCGCTTTAAGGGTTTCTTCAGAAGGATTCCCTAAATTTTCTATTTCTAATTCGTTACCTTCAATATCTCAATCACCAAATAGTCTAAATTTTTTAGTGGATTTGGCTAAAGCTCTTATTGGATTTGAATCGTTAAAAGAGACGCTTGTAGACGTTTTAACCCATAATCTGGATGATATAGAGCTTGAGATTAAAAAAGCTCTTAAATTGGCCTTAAAACAGCTCGTG